AAGAAGATGAGTTCAACGGTGGACGATGTTGCCTCGCTTGGGCCTGTATTGGGCAAATACTTTGATGCTAAGAACAATGGTGTTCAAGCAATTAAAGAGGCTAAAGATTCTGGCAATGCCTCTAACATGGGCACTGCCATTCAAATTGAAATGGCTCTGGAGCAAACTAAACAGTTTGAGACTGAGCTACAAATGCTATTCATGCAAGCGGGGAAAGTAGATGTTTGGAACAATATTAAAAGCCGTGCAGCCAGCATGGACAAAGCTGATAAGTATGCTGAACAAGCTGCTAGAGATCGTGCTAACAAAATTAAAAAAGAACAAGAAGAAGCAATGATCATTGGCTTAGTCCTTGTGTTGCTTGTTATGTTATTTGTTGGTGGCTACTATGTAGTCTCAGACATTGTTGAGACTGCTAAAAAAGAACAGCATCATGGCTACAAGCACAAGAACTAAAAGACAAGAAGACTTTATGTCCCGCCATTGGCGAGGACTCATGGGCTTTACTTACTGCTTCATTTGTTTCTTTGACTTTGTTGCTGGTCCTTGTTTGTACCTGTGGGTACAACAGTTTGAGACACAAGCTGTCAATGATGCCTATCGTCAATGGCAACCTATGACACTGCAAGGTGGTGGTCTGTTCCACCTAGCTATGGGTGCTGTCATGGGTGTATCTAGTTGGGGTAAAACCCAAGAACGAACTTCAGAAAATAAACCTAATGTTTCTTAATCCGTACTTTTGGTTGTTCCTAGTAACAACTTGGCTAGCTTGTTTGTTTGGTGGATACGAGTATGCCCAACGTGGGATAAGTGAAGAACGTGCCGCAGCTCAAGCGGCGTTAACTGCAGCAAACCAAAGATCAAAGGAGATCAGTGATGAACGAGACAGAACAGTTGCCAACATTTCTAGCAATTTGGCCTCTACGCAAGCCAAGGCCAATCAAGCTGCTGCAGAGCTTAGGGATCATATTGCCTCTGGTTCTGTTCGGTTGTCAATCGCCGGTTCCTGTAGTAGCCCAATGTCCAGTGATCCCACCACTGCCAGTACCAATAACGCCGGAAGCTGCAACATTGACCCAGGAGCTGCTCAAGCTCTTGTCTCCCTCACCGAGCGTGGTGATAACGCCATAAACAAACTTAACGCTTGTATTGATTCGTACAACTCTTTATTGGAACCTAAACAATGAGCTGGTTAGAAATTGCTGCACAAGAAATTAAACGTCACGAAGGTTGTAAGCTAACTGCTTACCCTGATCCTGCTACAGGTGGTGATCCTTGGACTATTGGCTATGGTGCTACTGGTTCTGACATTGAAAAGGGTACTGTGTGGACACAAGAACAAGCTGAAGAAGACTTGTTAGGTCGTCTGCATACACTGGGTGATCGCATTGATGCTGTTACTCATGTGCCCCTTAATGACAATCAGAAAGCTGCTATCTGTTCGTTTGTTTACAACGTAGGCATGGGTAGCTACAAGGGTAGCACTTTGTTAAAACTGTTGAACGTTAGCGACTATGACGGTGCTGCCGAGCAGTTCAAACAATGGAATAAGGCGGCTGGTCGTGTGCTGCCAGGCTTAGTGACAAGGCGAGAAGAAGAATCTAAATTGTTCCTCGCTTGACATACTGGCGTAACACTGTCAAGTGTTAATCGAGCCACCATAACTGCGACTGGAACAATTATGCCTACCCCTAAAGTAAGTGATCAAGAGTTTAAAGCTCTGTGGGAAACTCACGGATCATTGACTAGAATCTCTGAGATAACTGGTTTAGGCATTAGAGGTCTAAACAAACGTAGAAGAAACCTAGAGGAAAGATACGGAGAACTTCTAGTAACTTCTGGTCAAAGAATAGTGTCTCGGGAACATCCAGCTCGTAAGCTGCTAGGAATAGAAAATGGAACTGTCATCGTATTTTCTGATGCTCATTTTTGGCCTGGGATTCGTTCCACTGCTTTTGATGGTTTGTTACATCTTATTAAGGAACTCCAGCCAAAGGCTGTTATCTGTAACGGTGACGCTTTTGATGGGAGTACCAGCGGTAGATGGCCCAGAATTGGCTGGACACAAAACCCGACGCTTGTTGAAGAACTTAAGGCTTGCAAAGAAGCGTTAGGTGAAATAGAAGATGCTGCTAAGGCAGCTAGGCATAACGTCAAACTTACATTCCCACTTGGGAACCATGACGCTAGGTTTGAGAACTACATCTCAGCTAATGCTCCCTTACTCGAAGGTGTGCAGGGCAGTCGTCTTAGTGACCACGTACCTGCTTGGGATATATGTTGGTCTTGTTGGCCTACAAATGATGTAGTCGTTAAGCATCGTTGGAAGGGTGGTATCCATGCTACTCATAACAACACTCTTAATAGCGGAGTATCTATTGTTACAGGACATCTCCACGCTTTAAAAGTAACTGGATTTACAGATTACAATGGACGTAGGTTTGGTGTAGATACTGGTTGTCTATCAGAAATTGACGGACCACAATTTTATAACTATACTGAAGACAATCCTACAAACTGGGCCAGTGGTTTTGCTGTCTTAACATTCCATAATGGCAGACTGTTATACCCAGAACTTGTACATAAATTTGATAAAGACCACATTGAATTTAGAGGTCAAATCATAAAGGTGCGCTAACAAACTTGTTACTAGGAACATTCTATGTCTTACAGATCAAGATGGGACAATGGTTCCTGGCTAGTTATATGTGACCAGTGTGGTCGCAAGTACAAAGAAAGTGAGTTACGGTTACGTTGGGACGGACTTATGGTCTGCCAAGGTGATTGGGAACCTCGTCAACCCCAAGACTACGTACACGGTGTTGCTGATATTCAGACACCACCATTCGTTAGATCAGAGCAGCAAGATCAATTTATTTTTGTATGTGACCTCATTGGTATCAATGGGGTTGCAGACTATGGCGTAGCTGATTGTGCTGCTGCTAACAAAGATAACGGATACCGTCCTGTGTGTACCCTAGAGGGTTCATACGCTATACCTAGCTCAGGTATTCCTGGCTGTATGGTTCCTAGTAAGATAGCTCCTAGCTTAAACAGCTTCCTTATTGGATAAACAACATGAGTTCTACCTACAGTATTAGCAGCAGTCAGATCATATCCCTAGCATTAGGTCGGTTAGGTGTTCTTGAAATTGGAGATACTCCTGATTCAAACACCTACGCCAATGCTTTGATGGCTCTTAACTTGCTCATTAAACAAGCAAGTATTGACGGTCTTAAGTTGTGGAAGATCTCTGAGTTGATCATCCCCACTACAGCTAATCAAACTACATACACACTGGGTGGATCTTCTTCTACGTTGATGTACGACTCATTAAATCCTACGGTAGCTATTACTGACAAACCTTTGAAGATCATTCAAGGGTTCTACCGTAACATCCAAGTGTCTCCTCCTATTGATACACCTGTATTACTTGTATCTAAACAAGAGTACAACGTATTGGGATCTAAGTTTTCTACTGGTACTGCTAACACTTTGTTCTACGATCCACGTAGTACCTATGGTGTGTTGTATGTGTACTTGACTCCTGACCTTAATTCGCAGACTAACATTCAATTGCACGTAATTGCTCAAATGCCTATCAATGACGTTACTTTAAACACTGGTACGTCTACTGATACTCCCGACTTCCCTATTGAATGGCAGAACTATTTGGTCTGGGGACTAGCTGATGAGCTGTCTATGCAGTACGGTGTTCCTATGAACTATCGTCAAGAAATTATGCAACGTGCTGCTATGTACAAAGAGAAGCTGTCTGATTGGGACGTTGAAGCTTCTAGTACTTTCTTTATGCCTGAGTTTAGGTCTACCAACACTAACTCTTACGGACGGTAAGCATGACTACCGAACGTATTGCTCTTACCCAACCTATTGAAAGTCGTAGCGGGTCTTTTGCTACTGACTCGTACTCTGCTAACGTTTTCTTTGATAGCAGCGGTGGTAAGCGTGATTGGGTTAAACGTCCTGGGTTGCAATACATTACTCAAATAACACCCGTAACTCCACCCGCTTACACCCAAGCACAAGGGCTAACCCCGTACAACGGTAACTTGGTTGGTGTTATTAATAACACGGTGTATCAGATTAATCCTAGTACTCCGTCTGTGAGTACCATTGGTACTACGTCTGCATCTACTAGTCAGAGCTACTTTGTAAGGACATTCCTTGACTCTTACTTATTTATTCAAAACAAAGTCAACGGTTATCTACTTACTCAAGGCGGCTCTTTTAGTGCTATTGGTAATACCTACCTTGTCAATATTAGCATTGACAATCCTGGGCTTAATTACAGCAGTGGTATTACCCTTAGCCTTTCTGCTAGTGGCGCTGCTGCTACCGCCACTGTTACTAACGGGCTTATTAGTACTGTAACCCTGACTAACCCTGGTAGTGGTCTTAGCTCTGCTGGTACTTGTACAGTTAACCTTCCTGCTACACAGACACCTACTGCTACAGGCTTTAATGGGTTCTATGAGATCGTTGTATCCAGTGCTACGGGTGTATATACAGGTATGTACGTTACAGGTACTGGTGTGGCTCCTAACGCTTACATTACTAGCATCAACGGTACAACCCTTACGTTAAACATTGCTAACGTTGCTGACGTATCTGGTACGGTTACTATTCAAGACTTAGGTAACGGAGCTGTGTTAACTCCAGCTCTTAACTCGTTTCCTAGTGGTCCGTTTGTATCTGGTACTGTGTTCCTAGACAACTATGTGTTTATAGGTACAACTAATAACCGCATCTACAACTGCAACCTTGGTGATCCTAAATCTTGGAACGCTCTTAGTTTCTTAAGCTTTGAACAGACTACAGATACCCTTGTTGGTATTGCTAAACACCTGAACTATCTTATAGCTTTTGGTGCTACTAGTACGCAGTTCTTCTACGATGCTGGTAACTATCCTGGTTCTCCTCTTGCACTAGCTGCCAGCTACACCAATGAAATTGGTTGTGCTAATGGGGACAGCATTGTTGCTACTAGTAACACGGTACTGTGGGTTGGTACTACTCGTACCTACGGCAAGTCTGTGTACATCATGGATGGTGTATCTCCTGTTAAGGTGTCTACTAGCCACATTGATCGTCACTTAGAAGCTGATGACTTAGTTAACGTACGTGCTTACTGCTACAAGACTAGTGGTCATACGTTCTACGTCTTAACTCTTATCGATTCAAACAAGACTCTTGTGTACGACATTGATGAGAAGATGTGGTACACATGGACTCAATGGGCTATGGCATCTAATGATCAACCTAACCCAGGTACGTACTATGAGATGTACTTCCGTCCTACGTTCTATGCTGAGTTAAACAACATCCCCTACTGCTTAGATGACGATAGGGCTATCTTGTATCAGTTAAACACTGAAGTCTATCAAGATAACGGACAACCTATCTACTGTAGGTCTGTTACTAATATCATGGACAACGGTACTACTAAGCGTAAGTTCTATGGTCGTTTAGAAATAGTTGGTGATAAGGTAGCTGGTACTATGTACATTAGTCATTCAGGTAATGACTACGTTAGTTACTCTGTACCTCGACCTGTTAATCTAAATGCAACTCGTTCTCAAGTGTATTTAAGTGGTGCTGATCGCCGTAGGTCTTGGCAGTTCTTGTGTACAGATAATGTACCTCTTCGCTTAGATGTTGCTGAGATTGACTTCCGCATAGGTGAGATGGATCAAGAGCAAGGTGTTGGTGGTAATCCCCAATATAAAAGGTAAGACATGAGTACAGATGTAACCGTTGATAGCAGCAATAACTCTCTAGCTAAAGTTCAGTTTAGAGAGAACATCTTGAATGTCCAAGAAGGCATGTTAAAAATGGCTGCTGAAGGTCTAATAAAAGACACCTTACCTGACTGTAAACTGACTCACCACTACGCTCCTATTGATGAGAAGTACGGTTGTGGCACTTATGCCCGACAAATGTTTATTCCCAAAGGTACGCTAATCATAGGTAAAATACATAGGCATCAGCATTTAAACTTTATCATGCAAGGTAAAGTTGCTGTGTCAACAGAGTTTGGGCCAAAGTATTTTGAAGCTCCCTGCATCTTTGTTTCTGAGGTAGGTCTTAAGCGTGCTGTTATTGCAGAAGAAGATACTATTTGGGTAACAGTTCACCTCACAAAACACTTGGGTGAAGAGAATCTAGACAAGATGGAAGAAGAAGTTATTGCTCCTTCTTACGAAGAACTAGGTTTAATTGCCTCAACTAAAGAACTTCTCACGGAGAACTAAAATGACTTTTGGAATTACTGCAGGTGGTTTAGCTGCTGGCTTAGGTATAGCTGGTGGTATTAACTCCCTTACTGGTGGCGCTATTACTAATGCCTTGGGGTTTGGTGGCTCTGGGCCTGGCTCTGCTACTGCTCAAGCTAATCCAATGGCTCCATACCAAGCTCAATTGGCTCAGATGTATGCTGGTTATTTGCAGCCTGGACAGAGTGCAAACATTCAACAGATGCCTGGGTACACCCAATTCCAAACAGGTGTTGTTGATCCTGCTATGGCTGCTAACAAAGCCAGTGCTGCTACCTCTGGTATGTTGTACTCTGGTAATGAAGAAGCTGCCCTACAGAAGCTTGGTCAACAAAGCTACTCTGGCTTTATGACTAACTACTTAAGTCAACTGTCTGGTGGTGCTGGTGTTGGGTTTAACCCTGCTGCTGCAGCTCAGTTTGGTGCTGCACAACAACAAACTGGTTGGCAAGCTCTTGGTCAAGGTATGGGTACTCTTGGTACTTCAGGTTTGTTTGGTAATAACATGTATACCAATCCTACTGGAGCACAAGTACTAGGTATGCAAGCAGCTAATGCTGGTAACG